AATCAACATCAGCCAATTCACCAAGATTCTCCCCTCCCGGCAACGTAGAAATCTCTGTACCTCTACCACCTTCTCTACGTGGAAGCCAGTAGTCCTCTAACATACTCATATGCTTACGTTCATCTTTAATCTCACCAGAATTGGAATCATATACCAATTTATTTTTATATTTGCTCATGATATCACGTAGATACTGTTCTGCTTTGATTTTAGGTAAATTACCAACATCAATATAGAAAATTCTACGTTCAGGAGCCCGTGAGATACGATAGATGACCACCGCATCTTCTAACATTCGTAATTGATTTAGGGGTTTGATTGCTTTATGTAGGTGACTTAAAACTAATTTTCTATCGGGATCTAATATACCAGAATGTGCATAAGAGATAGAATCCGCAGCAATTTGAACTGTCATGCCTCCGGCTTGAGCAGCAGAAATTCCTCTTTCATTAAATAGATAATACTCTTGAAAACCAGCAGTATCTATAACTGTTGTGCCTTGTGCATCTTGAGCAACTTTTGGTTCTCTAATCTTTTTTATTTTTAGGGGATCTATTGAGCGTAGTTCTAATATACCACGTTTGGGGTTTTTATTATCAATGATAATGTGAAAATACAATCTACCATCAACATACCACTTTTTAAACATTTCATAACCAACTTTACGAAAATCGAGCAAACGAATCAGTTCTTTAAATTCGTATTGTATACTTTCTTGAATTTGTTCTGATAAATTTGAGTTCTGTAGGCTAATGCTGACAGGAGAATTTTCCCTATTTGTAACAACGGCCTCATTAACAACATCATCTATTGCTTGATCACATTCGGGATATGTTGCCATCTCCCTATATTTTCTAATTAAGTCTAATTCATTTTTGGCATGACCTTCAAGATCTACATACGTACCGTATGCACCTCCTGATGGGCCAATTTCAACTGCTCCGTCTTCAGGCTCTGGGAGTGCAAAAGACTGTTTTCTTTTTTCGTCCTTGTCAACTCTTCCTATAGAAAATCCAAATAATTCAACTGCCATACATTCTTCCTAATAGGTGAAATGGGAGTGGATTAAACCACCCCCATATAAAATTGTTTCTTTCATAATAAATTAAATAATTATTAACCGCCAGAAATAACTGTTCCAGCTGCATCTGAAGTTTTCCAATAATTATAGTCCCATGTTACAGCAAAAGTTTGAATTTCATTAGTTTCCCATGACAGGGGAATTTCTGCACAAGATGAGGGCCAAGCATCAATAAATTCATAAGTTTTAAGTGTTCCAGTATCTTCCTTTGAAAGTTGTTTAACTTTCAAAGCTCCTGTATAACTACCAATAGCAGCCATACCTGATGCTCTAGAATTTGTTCTATTAGAATTGATTAGCTCCATCCAACTTTCGATATGGTTTCTAATGGCCATATCTTCATCATTATAGACTGTGGTGTTTAATTGTTGTGCGGCTCTATTACCAGGAATTTGTAAAGCTCGTCCCATGTATGTAACAGTTCCCTGCTCTATGGTTGAAGCCGGAAGTACGGCCTCTTTACACATAAATTTAAAGTCTCCAATAACGCTTCCTGAGCCTTTAGCAGCAGTAAGTTCACATTCAAATAAACTTCCTAATGCTCCACCAGACTTTAATTTTGCAGTAAATGTATCGATATTAAATGCCATTATTTTTTTCTCCGATGACTAAAGTTAAGATGTGATGGGGAAGTCTTTTTTAAAAGTTCTCCCTTCGGAAGTCATCGTCTTCCCCCATCTGTCTGTTATATTTATATACTACTATTTATCGGTTATCGACCAATAATTTCTTCAAATTCAACACCGCTTCTAACTGCAACAAATTGTAGTTGTATGAAGTTAATTGAACGTGATGGTTTTATGTAGATATCTCCACGAAATTCATTTCGATCTACTACATCTGGTGGATTGTTACCTCCATCACAGACAACAGCGAAATCTTGAACTCCACCTCTTCCTTGAATGTCTCTCAAGAAAGGTTCTACGGTAGCAGTGAATCTTGAACGAGTAAATTCATCGTTGAATTCGAACAAGAAGGAATTGGCCATTGCTGCAATAGATTTTTCTAAAAGGATAAACAACCTTCGTACATTGATACGATCAAATGCACTTGGTTTTGCTAATAGTGTTTTATCTCCAAAAAGAAGTATTCCACTTCCCGGCATTGCTGTAATAGGATTAATACCATTTTTATAAAGATTATCCCTTTGTGTTTTATTTGGATTAAAAGGAAGTTTAATGGCATTACGAATATTACCCCTATCGATTCCAGCAGGCGACCAAAAAGGATCACGGGCTTGATCTGTATAGGCACAAGTTCCAGCGACATCACCATTTAATGGAACATATCGATAAACATCATTGTACTTATCGTACATGTATTTCCATCCAGAGTCAAGTACTGCGTATGAAGAACTTGGCATTGAATTACGGAATGCTATAACATCATCAACTTCGCTTCCTGCGTTATTAACAACGTTTGCTTGTGTAGGTGAAATAAATGCCACACAATCTTTACGATATTCTGCAATATTATTAATTGCATGAATAGCGGTTGCTTTGTCTGCATCGGCAGTCATTAGAAGTGTTACATCTACTTGTTCAACATTTTTGAATTCATCCATAGCTGTCTGAATATTTCCAGCAGTTGCTGCTGTTCCAGCAGTTCCACCAGTCAGACTTCCAGAAACGATAACTCCATTAGCATTAAATGTTCCGGATGCGGCTCCACCCCATGAGGTTGTTCCACCCATCCATGTAGCTACTGTATCACCATCTGCGTGATGATCCATCCAACGGAGATTCTTTGACATTCTATTAACTAGATCTTTATAATAGATACTCTGTCCGTCTTCACCTTTGGCTCCGGCGGCAACTGATCCTGAATAAGTTTCCATTACAGTATTGTTTGCTCCAGTAAATTCACCATCTTCATCAACTACGACAACATGAATTTCATCATATTTTCCATTATTTCTTGCACAATGTGCAGAAGTAGTAGGTTCGCTATCAAATGCATCTGCATATTCCCATCTACGTGAATATGTGTTTGCTGCTGCGGCTAATGTAAAGGGTTCTGTTACTGTCATTGAAGTGGCAGTTATTGTTCCTGTAATTTTTCTTTCTTCGTTAGTTCCTTCAAACTTAAAAAGATCACCTACTGTAAACTGAGTATCAAACTGAGTATTTGCGTGGCCAGTAATAGTCACTCCATTTGCTGAACATCCTGCAGTCATCATCATTTGAGATGCGGGTTCACCGAATCCTGATCTTTTCTTACGAACGCCAGCCGCGGGAGAACCTGCATTCAGATTTGCTGTCCACCCTTTTGCAATACATACAGTAGCACTTGTAACTGTAGTAATAGTCAAATATTGACTGTCAACAAAAATAACATCACCTACATTTAATTCTGTAGTGAAGAGTGTATTAGTTCCCGTTAAGGTACTGTTGCTTACGGTCCACAACATTGTTCCAGTTAAGGCAACATCTGTATTACTATTGAGTGTACCATCTGTATTTGTGTTTGCATGAGTGGCTCCACACATTGAAACTCTTAAACTGTTTCCAAGATCTCCTGGATATTTTGCAATGAATGCTCCAGCAGTGGTGACTTGTGATCCACCCATATCTGGGTCGTATGTATTTTCATAGTGTTCATCATTTTTTACTTGTAGTGCTGTGGACATTGCTGCATTATTTGCATCTGTTCCACTTGCACGAACTACTTTAAGATTCCCCGAATATGCGAGATAACTTGAGGCAGTAAACCATGTTTTGTATGTAGCAGCGTTTGGTTTACCAAAGCGACTTGACAGTTCTGATTCATTACTAACTGTAATAACATCAAAAGTAGGTCCCCATTTAAAAGGGCCGGCAATTGCACCATCTGTCATAGACATTTCAGGTACAATAGTTGTTAAGTCAATCTCTTTGGTTACAACGCCTGGACTAATTGTAAAAGGCATCTTATCTCTCCTATAGATAAAGTTGAAAGATTATGGTTTATAGATTTTATACCATATTACTTTTATTTATCTTTTTGCAGTTCTCTAAAATCATAAATATTAAGTGTTATCATAAATTTATAAGGAAGTATGGACAAATATAAATTAATAGACAGTAAAAAAATAAAAGATCGATTTCTTAAAAAAGTTGATCGTTCTGAAAAAAATACAGAGTGTCATATCTGGCTCGCTTCAAAAAATAAAACAGGTCATGGAATGTTTTCTGTAATGGGTCAAACTATACCCGCCAGTAGATATGCATTTATGATGTATGGTAATTTCTCATCAATTTCCGGAGTGCGAGGTGAATTAACATCTAGTGAAATAGTAACTCAAACTTGCTTCAATCCATCTTGTGTAAATCCCAAACACCTTGAAGTATCCGATAAAAGAAAACTAGGAAAAAGATTAACTATCCGTCCAGATCAATTAGTTACTGGTTCTCTGAGTTTTTTAAACAGATTAAAAAAGGAAAGACCTGATCTATCTAATAAAATTGAAGATTTAATAACAGAAATAAACAATCCACCTACTGAAGTTAACTTTGCGGATATAGATCCATTTAGTAATACAATCTCCTAGCATCATCATCAACTGTCCATACAGTACCTTCATTATCCTTAAAGCTTTCCTCTTCCTGTCCATCATCTATAATTCCAAACGGCAACATATCTTGTTCTAAAGTTTCCATTTGTTCTTCCCACATTTTTTTTCTTATGTCCATGTTTGTCAACTCCTTAAAATATCTCTGTTGTACTAACCATCCAAATATAACCAAAGTCATTGCTAGATCATCGTGTGCACCTTCTTCTGCCTGATACGTATTGTTTGTCAACGCAAAAGTCGTGAGTTCTTTAATAGTTTCAAAATCAGATATGATTAATTGATCTTGTTCTATCAGATCCTTTAGAGTAGCACATCCAATTCTCTTGATTTGTTTACTTGTTCTTAATCCTAATTGAATGTTCTTCGCAAATCCACCACCAATTTGTTGTCCAGCTCTGCCTCTCATTGTAATAATCATTATGTTTTCGTACTCTAAATCATAGTGAAGTGTGTCAGCTACTTGAGAACCAATATCATTTACCTCAATCAAAACATGAGCCATATTATACTTATTTCCAACATTATAAATCACATTTGGATATAACATAGGAGAAATAGTATTGTCCCGATAAACAGCAACTTGTTTGTAAGGCATTTCAGAAACATCGAATATATTAAACGCAGAATAATCTACACCTTTTCCTTGTGCAGTATCAGCAATCAAAGCATAGGTATGATTTTTCTTTGGTTCTTCATATACATCTAGATTGTTATTACTATGAATCGGCGATTTAAATACCATTGTTCTAAGTTTTGACGGCGCAATCAATGTATATGTTGATCCTACAAACTCACATTCAAACTCTTGAGTGAATTGTACTTCAGAAGTATTACGTATTGTTTCTTCTTTCCATTTACCATCACGTCCTGGCATCTCTGACCAATGAACCTCAATCGGTACATAGTCGTTTCTACCTTCTACTGATTCAATCCACATTTTGTAGAACATATTGAGGCCAAGTGGAGTTGAAACAATAAGAACTTTAGTAGATTCACCAGAAGAAATTGTAGGATAAACAGAAGTGAAGAATTGTTCGGCTATGTTTTGAGGAACGTGAGCAAACTCATCAAGAAAAATAATATTGAATGAACTACCACGAACAGCTGAACTAGAAGTTGCTGCGGCGATAACTTTAGATCCATTCTCTACTTCAATATTTCCTTTGTTCCATATAACCGCGCCTTGTTGTAACCACTTAGGTAAATGTTCGTATGCAAGTTTTAATCTAGAAAGAAGTTCTCTTGCTGTCGCCCCTTTATTAGCAAGTATAGCAACGTTAACACTTTCATTGAACAGAATGTAATGAAGAAGAAAGGCGATGATTGTGGTAGACTTACCGGTTTGTCTAGGCATTTTACAAATCACAAAACGATTATCATCGAACTTATGAATCATATCTTTTTGATAATCATACATCTCAAATGGTACAAGCCCTTTATCTACATGAATAATTTTAACAAAATTCCGTATGAAGTATTCAGGGTC